CAGCTTAGAAAAACGAAAGCAAACTCCCGGCACTCATGCACAAGGAATTGCCGCAGATATTGCAGTGAACGGTGGCCGACAGCGCATGCAAATAGTACAACACGCCACTGCTATGGGTTTCACAGGCATTGGAGTTGCTAAAGGTTTTGTACATGTAGATATACGTGATGATTTTAAACCAGTTCTTTGGTGCTATTAAGCAGGAGACCTACCATGTTAGATAAATTAATTGGCCCAGTAACAGGACTACTGGACAAGTTCATCGAAGACAAGGATAAGAAGAACGCCATAGCCTTTGAACTAGCCACTATGGCAGAGAAGCATGCTCAAGAGTTATCTAAAGGTCAGTTAGAAGTTAACAAGACTGAGGCAGCACATAAGAGTTTGTTTGTAGCTGGATGGCGACCCGCAATAGGTTGGATATGCGGAATGGCTTTACTCTATTCTACTATCTTAGCTCCCATCTTAGGCATATGGTTTACTGTACCGCCTGTAGATAGCGCACTACTTACAAGTGTGTTAATGGGCATGCTAGGTTTAGGTGCTATGCGAACCGCAGAAAAAGTAAAAGGCGTACAAAGGGAGAAGTAAAGTGGCAGCTAAAAAGAAATCAACAGTAAACAAAGCAGGAAACTATACCAAACCTACCATGCGAAAGAACTTGTTTAATAAAATTAAAGCAGGCACTAAGGGTGGCAAAGCAGGACAGTGGTCAGCTCGCAAGGCTCAAATGCTTGCGAAGGAATACAAAGCTAAAGGAGGTGGGTACAAATGAAAGTTAAAGCACCTAAAGGTCATCACTGGATGAAGCAGAAAGACGGCTCAATGAATTTAATGAAGCACACTGGCAAGTTTGTTAAGCACAAAGGAGCTTCACTCGAAGCTAATTTTAAAGTACAAAAGGTTCATAAGAAATAATGGCACTTAAAAAATCTCAAAAGTCTTTAAAGAAATGGACAAAGCAAAAGTGGCGTACACCTTCTGGAAAACCTAGCGGTAAAACTGGCGAAGTATACGCGCCTGCTAAGGCTATAAAGAAACTCAAATCAACTGCGGCAGGCCGAAAGAAACTAGCCGCTGCTAATAAAAAGAAGCGTGAAGCTACAGCCAAAGGAAAACAACACGCTAAACACGGATTACACAAAGGTAAGGAACGATGAGAGAAGACTACAAGAAGGGCGGTAAAGCAAAAAAGAAAGACCCACGTTTAGCCAGAGCAGGAGTAAGCGGATATAATAAACCGAAGCGTACACCGAATCACCCGAAGAAAAGCCATATTGTTGTGGCAAAAGAAGGCGACAAGATCAAAACAATCCGTTACGGAGAACAAGGAGCTAAGACCGCAGGTAAGCCCAAGGCCGGTGAGTCAGAAGCAATGAAAAAGAAACGTGCAAGCTTTAAAGCTCGACACGCTAAGAATATAAAGAAAGGAAAAATGTCTGCGGCTTATTGGGCCGATAAATCTAAGTGGTAGGAAGTCGCGCCCTAGCCTACATGGTTCAGGGCGCTTAGTTCTTCCTCTAAGTATGCATGTATTTCTTCTAGTTTTGGTTTCGTAAGATTTACAATGTTTCTCATAGTAGTCAATTCATGGTCTTTAAAGACTTTAGAAAGCTCATGAACAGGGATGCCGGACAGTTCTGTCACGACAATCCCCTCACAATTTACTAGGATTTTGAAGCTTATAATGTTGGCTTCTTTGGTCTTAAACGATTTCACAAGCGCCACCAGTGCAAGCCAACTCCTGTGAACCAGTTGTATTATCTTCTTTTTCATGATTTTCTAAGTCACTCCAATCAACATCTTTAGGCATAGAGTTTAATAGTTCTTTGTACTTATCTTCACTAATATCCTCATAAGGAGCTTGTTGATACACATGGTCACTAACTGGCAACAAACTAATCCCACTGCACAAATCAAAGTTTTCCCATATCCACTGTGCTACTTGCAAGAACTCGTCATCCGTGTAGTACACAGTGATGCTTGGTTTATGTTCGCACCAGTGATTCTGGTAAGCCTTCCAAAGCTCTAGCTGGTGCATAGCGCCAACATCTGCAACAGTCACAGAGTTCTTAGGGGCCTTCACCGGAAAACTAAACACTGACGATGCGACTGAGGTGACATCTGGCTCTACCGGGAATCCTTCTGCTTCCATAAAGACTGCAAGTGGATCTTTTTTGTCGCTACGAACTCTGCGAATGTAATGCTCAGAGAAGCGAGGATGGATACCAGAAGCAGAATCAACAAGCTGAGATACAGTACCGCTTGGCTTAACACATGTAATAGCCGCAGACTGCTCAATGTTAAGTTTTTCAGCCCACTCTTTATTAGTGTCCACACATACATCTTTTATTTCCTCTAGCCATTTTTCTAACACCGTAGAATTGGGATTGCTCAGTGTCTTGTGATCCATGATACCTGTCATGCTCACGCCTAGCAAGGCTTCCTCTTCAGTGTTTTTCTTCCAGCAGTTACGCAAGTATCTAAAGTCTGTAAGTGTAGACTGTAGTGTACCAATGATAGCAGCTATCTCTGCCTTACTCTTGAGACTAGCCAGTGTGTCATCAGGACGTACTACAATCTCTGACAGGTTACAGAACTGATTAGAGCGTAGAATGATTTCAGAGCATGGGTTAGTGCCGAAGTCCTGCTCAGGATCACGCCTACCGTTACGGCCTGCAATCTTCTGAGCTGCTATGCGACTAAAGATACCACGCTCACCAGCTTTAGACTCGTACATAGTGTGCATCTCACCTAAGAAGGCTTCAAAGTCTGGCTTCTCAGTATACGCTACGCTGTTGTTAGCCAAAGCTCTGTGTCCTTCGTGTCTCCACCAGTCTCCTGACTTAGCTTTAGCCATACGCTGATCTGAAAGATTTGACAAGCTAATCAAAGCTGAACGTCTAACGCCGCCTACGACAACGATGTCTGCAATTTTACATACAATGTCATGGCACTCAATGGATGTTAGCTTTCGTCCATGTGCTTTCTTAAAGACCTCAATGCAAAAATTAAACAAATCAACTAACGGCTCTGGCCCTGATGCACGGCCACCGAAAGTTTTTAGTCTTTGTCCTGCTGGACGCACACGGCTTATATCCCATTTAGGAATCTTACCAGCATACAGCATAGCTATCAGCTCACGGAATGCAGAGGCCCAGCCTATCTTGCTATCACTAACAACAATAACACTGTCAGTCTCGTGGAATGTTTCTGCAATCTCTGGAAGTTTGTTAATGAAGTTACGCTCTACGCTGAAGCCTACGCCTGTACCACACATAAGAACATACATCAACTCATCAAAGGATCGCGGTGAATCTATGTGCAGATAACTACAGTTAAACCCTGCAACATTGTCTTTGTTGAGGGCTTCCCCCGCTGTCATCATACAGCGCATGCTAGGCATAACTTCCATGTTGTGGATAGCGTTGAAAATCTTTAAAGCTACTGTCTCGTTTATCTGTCCACGATCCTTCCAGAAGTCTACATACCTGTTGACTGTCTCGTCCCAACGCTCCCGTCTGCCTTCCTCTGGCAACCATCGTGCGTAGCGGCTCTTGTGTATAAACTGTTGATACTGATCCATTATTCTTCCTCATCTAGTGGTATGTGGTAGGAGCATGCTTTTAAAAAGTAATTAAACTGCTCTCTCATGTCATGTACTGTTTGCCCGTCGCTATATATCGTATAGACTATCTTGACTGCTGGACATATTCTCTCTGCTTCTCCGAACTCTGGATAGTGTATAAACTCAAACACTGGTTGTCTGTCCATTACCATTCTCCACATCCTTCTATGTCACACACAGGATAGTTACGGCAGCCTAAATGCAAAGTCTCGTCATCTACTTTGTCTTCGTCTTTCCAAGTGACATAATTATAAATAGCTTCCCAAGGTGTTTGTCCGTAGCACTCTATGCTTTTTCTAAACCACAAGAAATCAACCCCCATCATGTATTCATTCCACCTGTCTTCTGGGTTTTGATGGGATTTAAAAGACTCTCTAAAGTAATAAAAGCCTAGTAAAGATCGTGTCCTTGAGCCTAATGAAAAGGGGTCTTCTGACCCTACACAACATAACATTATATAGTATTCTCCTTGAGAAGAACATCTTCTATAACAAGCAGATAAGGCATTAAAATAATTAATCATTAGCTATTCTCCGCTATCACTCTTGCTGTTAGCTCCTGCAAATACCAACTAGCTTTCTGTAAGTCTTCTGCCGGCTTACCTTTGTAGTCGTAGCGCCACAGGTATTTCATGCAGTTGCCCTTGAGATAGCCTCTGAAAGCCTCTGTAGACATAGACTCTGCTATAGCTTCAATACACTCTATGCTGCCAGTGTTGTAGTGCGCTGGGTTGTGTACTGCATCGTGTTCGTCTTCGTAATCATCGTCATCGTCATCGTCCTGATTTACCTTAGAAAACAACTCCCACACTTCCTGTCTACCCTTTTCTGTAGTCATATCGTAGTGGTCTGTGTCTTCTTCTTCCTCGTCTTCCCAAAGGTCTGCATTTTCATTGTGTGCTGCCTTCATCCAAGAATCCAACATAGAAGGTTTTTCAAGGGCAGGGTGGTTTGTTCTTAACCTGTTCCAATCTTCAGGGGTAGCATCATTCAATCGTTTGTTCATACTCTATCTCACTGTTTTTATATCGGGTTTGTTTACGTTTAGTTTCTTTTAATTTAGAAGACGTAGATATTTTTTTAAATTTTTTCTTCCGTACAAACCTATCTCGCCTTTCATCTTTTCGGCTGTAGTCAGTCAAAGGTCTCTCTCTTTTTTGTATTGATCCAGCTATCTGGGATGCTGTCTTCGCTATACCAAGTGAACCCATTTGCAGATGCCCACTCTCCATGAGATCTTTTTGTTCCGTCCTTTCTACGCTTTGCTTGTGGCATAGGCGCACTTGGATTCGCAAACAGAAACACTAACTCTGTATCTTCAGGAAGCGCTTTGCTAATCCAAATATATTTACTAAATTCAGCGTAGTCCCAGAACCTTCCTTTAGCTTCAAGAA